TGCTTTGCAAGGTATCAGGTCACGTTCAACGGAAATATCGCAATCCCTGATGGCGGCACGGCCCCCGCACCTATCAGCGTGGCAATCGCTCTGGATGGCGAACCGCTCTTAACGAGTCGGGCAATCGTCACTCCGGCGGCAACAGCAACAGACCCGCCTACACAGGAGAACTTCTTTAACGTGACAAGCACAGCGATTATCAACGTACCTAAGGGCTGTTGTTTCAACGTAAGTGTCGAGAACACTTCCGAGAGCCTTACCCCGGCAACAACACCCGCACCCCCGATACTTGTCCAGAACGCAAACCTGACAGTATCGAGAATTGCATGAAAGGAGAGAATGCAATGGAGAAATTCAAGCGATTAACAGATATGCTCGAACAAGAGTTGGATCGTATCGAGAGTCGGGGCGAACTGACGGTGAGTTCTCTCGAACAGGCAGACACCATCGCTCATACTCTTAAATGCCTTGCGACTTACGAAGCTATGGAATCGGAGTCGAAGGGCGGCGGTTACTCGGAGCATTATCCCATGATGTACCCTTATCGTGGCGGTTCATACGATGATGGTAGTTCCTATGCGCGTGGTCGCGGCAGATATGCCAGACGTGACAGCATGGGCCGTTATTCATCCGATGACGGAAGATCATACGATGGCGAACCCGCAGAGGGATACAGCAACAGAAGATATTAAGACGAAAGAACAGGCGCACTCGATTTTGGGTGCGCCCTTTTGAGGTAGAAACTATGGAGATTTTGATACGGCTTTTAACTGCCGCAGAAGCGGCTTATGAGATGAATCCTACCGCAAATTTGGAGAAATGGATTGATTTATTGGAGGATAAAATTTGCCAAAAAATTCGCCACGAAGCGGAAAAACCGCAGAAATAAGCCATTCTTTACTGACTCGAAATCAGGTAGGCGGCAACGTCTCGTGGGTTCGAATCCCACCCACTCCGTAAGGCGTAAATCCTAGTAAAATCAAGGGTTTGCGCCTTTTCTTTTTCTCGAATCGGTGTCGGGATTTAGGGGCAAATATAGGCATCAAAATGGGTTTAAAGTTTGCCAAAGTTTGCCAAAAGTTTGCCAAAAAATTAGCCACTAGAAATCTAACTGATTCATGGCTACCGATAATGCGGCTGATGATGTATCAAAGTGAGTGTAGATATTCATAATCATCTTCGTATCACTATGGCCCATCCACGCCTGACATATTTTTATATCAACGTTATTCTTTCGGCATCGGGTGCAGAAATCGTGACGGCAATAATATGCGGTGACTCCTTCGAGCTTTAATTTCTTTGCGGCTGAATCCCAAATGTTCTTATACCCGCTACGTGTCCTTAATTCGCCCGTATTCGTGCCAAACAAGGTTGAGATAGGGGAATGTACCCCTTGACGCTTTAAAGCCGTTAGAGAGTCAATTACGAAGTCAGGGAGCGGCAAGGTGCGGATTGACTTGTCTGTTTTAGGTAAACCAACACTTGCTGTCCGGCTGTGTGTAAACTGCAAAGCCTTGTTGATCGTGATGGTGTGATTCTTGAAATCAACATCCCGCCACGTCAGGGCTTGCGCTTCTGCGGGCCTTACTCCCGTTCCGTACAGAACATGGACGTAAGCACGTTCAATCGGTGTCAGACCTTCCGCATTCCTTATCTTTGTCTTTTCTTCTTCCGTAAACGCCCGCTTTTCTTGTTTGTGGTGTCGGGGCAATTCAATATTCCGACAGGGATTCTTTGTGAGGATATCATCATCAATAGCCATATCAAAGATTTGCCGGAGCGTCAGCAATATCATTTCACACGTCCGAGGATGCCTTGCGTTAGCCGATATCAATAACTGTATATCTGATGCCCTGATAAGCTCAATCGGGGTAGAGTAGAAGGATTCGGCATACTTCAAAGCGTTCTCATACATTTCGTAGGTCTTTATAGATCGCTGTTCCTTTACCCGCAGAAACTTATCGGCATACTCGCTGAACAGAATCTTGTTTGTCTGAATCTGCATCTTGATGCCGTGGCGCATCTTATACTTTATATCTTGTACCTTTCGCTCTAAATCGGCAGAAGAAATGTTGCTCGATACATATATCTTTATAGGACGGCCCTGTTCATCGTACTCGCCTGTTCTGATAGCCGTCCTGAAACGTCCGTCCGAGCCTTTAGTGTATTTAGCTTTCGGCATTATCAATCACCTTCTTTGCCTTCGTCAGCACATCCTAACGCATAAAGCACAAGATTACGTGTCTTATCGTCCGCATTTCTTAGAGCGACAATTACATCCTTCTCGAAATCAGAAAGTCCGAAATACTCACTATTCATTTCTCTTTCGGCCTGTTCTTCTAAATACTGAATGAATCCAGCTACGCGAGGGTCTTTCAGGCTTGCACCTTGCAAAACCTCAACCCAATCGGAATCCATGTTTTCACAAATATAATTGATAGGAACGCGGAACAGTTTAGAATACGCATTAATTATCGAAGGTGAAGCTCTTTGAATATCTCCGCTTTCGTATCTTGATATAGTTGCTTCGGTAACATGAAGCCTTGCGGCTACGTCAGAAAGTCTCAATCCGTTTTCTTTTCGTAATTCTCTAATAATTTCACCGTTGATCTTCATAATAGTACGCTCCTTTCCATGTGTGATTGTATAGCATTTATCGGCAAAAAACAACAAAATATTTACGGGCATACAAAAAATATAAAAAAATACTTGCATAAAACTTACGCGAGTGTTAAGATATACGTGTAAGTAAGAAAAAGTAAATATTCAGGAAGGAGGGGCAAAGGTGAGAAGGGTTAGCACTAAAGAGTTTAAAAAGGCCATGATCGAAGCAGATTACACTACACTTACTTCGTTAGCGGCAGCATCGGGGGTTGACGCATCTTCACTCTCTCTCATATCGAGGGGAGAAAGAATCCCATCATGGGATACGATGGTAGCTTTATCTGACGCGCTGCACCTGACTTATGAGGGTATCGGACGTATATTTTTTTACTCCGAAGTTACGGACGCGTAAGAACGGCGCAAATTCCCTAGAGTTTTGATGTAATTTTTAATTACTTCTAAGTAAGAGAGGTTGGGGAGAATGGAACAAGAAGTAAAAACCTCACGCACGATTGAGGATTTACGCCAAAAACAGGCGTTGCCGTTAGAGGTCAAGATTCTATTGACGCGTGAGCGTGTGCGCCAATGGATAAATGAATACGGCGAAGATGGAGTATATATCAGCTTTTCAGGCGGTAAGGATTCAACGGTTCTGCTTGACCTTGTGAGAAATCGGTTCGGTTATAGGAACGTTCCAGCGGTCTTTGTGGATGTTCCAACACAGTACCCGGAATTGAAGGCTTTTGTTAAGACGTTTGAGAATGTCGAGATTATCAAACCGAAGATAGGTTTTCCCGAAGTCTGTAAGAAGTATGGTTTTCCCTTGATAAGTAAGGAAGTAAGCGAGAGCGTTCAAGGGGCGAGAAAGTATCTCCGTGAAATCATAGACAGACAGACAGACAGACAGACAGACAGACAGACAGAGATACCTTATCGGTATTGGTTCGAGAGAGTAACAGGAACAGGGAAGTACGCGAAGATAGCGAATACCCCTAGCGCAGATGAAGCGTCAATGCTTGCTCCTACTAGGGGGGGGCGCGATAACAAGTATCGAAAACTCCGAGGAATTGGCGAGTATTCTAAACGAACGAATGATAAACCGCAAGGGCGGAGCGAATCAGCGTTTGGCTATGATGCTGGGATGGCGAACGAAGAATCTTCCGAATCAGGGCGTACTGATTCAGGCAAATATCCCTAAAGGGGAACGTGCTAATTACAACCAGGAACGATACAAATTTTTCCTCGAAGCACCATTTGAGATAAGTAACGCTTGTTGCAATCGGCTCAAGAAAGAACCCTTGCATCGCTATTCAAAACAAACCGGGCGATTGCCTATTACGGCGCAGATGGCCGAGGAAAGCCGATTGAGAACACAGAAATGGATTCAGAACGGGTGCAACGGATTTCAAATGAGATCGCCTATTAGTAACCCGATGGCCTTTTGGACAGAGAATGATGTTCTTCAATACATAGCTGAAAACAATCTGCCTATATGTTCGGTTTACGGAGAAGTAGTTGAGGATTACGGCGATCAGTTAGACGGGCAGATGGATTTATCGGATTACGGTTTAGCCGAGCCCGATAAGAAATACAAGACTACGGGATGTAGCCGAACAGGATGTATGCTATGTGGCTTCGGGTGTCACATGGAAAAACCGGGAGAGGGCAGATTTGAAATGCTCAAAGAAACACACCCGAAAATGTATTCAATGTTAGACCTTGTGGAGAACAACGGATATACGTTCAGACAGGCTATTGAGTGGACGAATGAACACGGCAATTTAAACATAAAGCTCTAAGAGAGGGGTGAGCAAATGCAGACAGTAAACAATATGAAGTCAATCACGGAATTAGTGAATGAAGGCTGGAATAAAGAATTACTAATGCGTATAGCACATATGCCTAATTCACCCATGTTCAGGACTTCTCCAAAAGGTAAGTTCTATGTTTTACATGACAAGCTGATCGAGTTCTGTTCGCAGCGAAGAATCGGAAAGTGAGGGTAATATGACAAGCGTATATATGCGGCTAATCAATACGCAAGATGAAATATCGCGATTGCTTAACCACGATGCAAGCTACAAGGGATTGCCGGAGAACCTAAAGAAAGCCGAACAGAAGTTACAAGAACAGGCTTTGACAGTTACAACGGCATTAAAAGAGGGGCTAATTTCAAGTGGCGAGTGGGATGTGCTGAATTATTGCTATCGGCTTTCGTTAGCAAAGCACAAATACTTGAAAGAAACAGAGAAGATCGAGAGAGAGTGGAGAGAGAGACATGAAAAAGATAGCAAGACGGATTCTTGAAACAATGGTGGCATTATTTATGTGCGGTTGCGCTTTTGCCGGGTTGATCCTGATGATGTGCGAGTCGGCAGACTTCCACACGCAGATAACCACATTGTTGACGGGATTCGTTTTATTTTGTGTCGGCGTAATTCCCGGCATAGCTATATCACTAATGGCAAGAAGGAAGGAGAATTTTTATGAAGGAGATTTCGGAAGAAGTGAGAGCCGAAAACAGAGAACGTATTATATCGGCACTCCGAGACACCGAGCGTAGAGGTATTGAGAATTTGATTCAGTACATGGATGAAAGCGGATTCTTTGATGCCCCTTGTAGCACACAGTATCACTTATCGTGCGAGGGTGGACTTGCGCAGCATAGTATCAATGTCTGCGATACGCTTATCGGGCTTGCAAGACAGTTATGTGTGTCGGATTGCCCTGATTATCATACGCTGGTAATCGTTGGCTTGTTACACGATTTGGGCAAGGTTGGGGATCATTACAAGCCTTTGTACGTGGAGAACGTGCTGAAGAAGACCGGGAAAAGGTCAGAGAGTAAGCCGTTCATGAGCAATCCCGATTTACTTTCAGTTCCGCATGAAGTGAGAAGTATCGTGATAGCCGAGAGGTTTATCCGGCTTACCGAGGAAGAAGAACACGCAATATTATTCCACAATGGCACATATACCGGGATCGGTTATGAGTGGAAGGGCAAGGAAAAGCCGTTAGATTTACTCACCCATTGGGCTGATATGTGGTGCTGCCGAGTGACAGAGGTTGAGGAAGGGGGTACAGAAGAATAATGGGTAGATCGGTAATTATTTACGGCAAGTCAGGAAGTGGCAAGAGCCGTAGCCTAAAGAATTTCAATGAGGATGAAATATTCCTTGTGAATGTATGTGAAAAGGACTTACCTTTCCGCAAAAATTTCAAGTACGTGTTTAAGTCGGATGATGCGGCGAAGATCGTTGCCGGATTGCAAAAGATGCCGACAAAGGTAGCCGTTATCGATGATGCTACTTACATCATGGTAAATAACTTCATGCGTAACCACGCAAACAAGAATGTCAATCAGTTCGATCTCTACAACGAGATTGCAGGAAGTATGTTCGGCTTATTCCAGCTTGTTAAGACGCTCCCTGATGATGTGATTGTGTACTTCATTCTGCATGAGGACAGAGACAGTAATTACGGCGGTGTAACGCTGAAAACCATCGGCAAACTATTAGATCAGAAGTGTCCATTAGAGAGTTTGGTAACTATCTGTTTGCGTTGCATGACAGACGGAACACGCCACTATTTCAGAACACAGAGTGACGGCTACGATGTAACTAAATCGCCGGAAGATATGTTTGAGGGCGAGGAAGTGGATAACGATTTAAAGGCTATCGATTCCAAAATAAGGGAGTTTTACGGCCTGAATGATAAGAAAACAAATGATAAGGAGAAGAAAGCATGAAGGATTTTGGATTTAATCGCAACAATGCCTATCAGGACTTTAAGACTATACCGAAGGGCGGATATGTTTTGAAGATTCAGGCGGTACAGTATGTCGAGGGGCAGAATGGAAAGAGTGATGTTCTTCGTTTGAAGGTCGATGTAGCCGAGGGCGAGTACAAGGATTACTACAAGAATGACTTTGAGAACAACACCAACGAGAACAAGAAGTGGCGCGGTGTAGTTGAGATTTGGTGTCCAAAGAATGATGGCACAGAGAAGGACGGTTGGACTAAAAAGACCTTTGATACTTGCTTTGCGGCTATCGAGGATTCTAATCCTGGATTCAGATTCAACGGCACAGACGAGAAAACTCTTGTCGGCAAGCTGGTTGGCGGTGTGATCTACCGTGAGGATTACGAAAAGGACGGTCAGATTAAGACCGCATATAAGTTTAGCAAGCGTCTGATTACCGTGGATGCAGCACGTAAGGGAACATTCCGCGCACCTAACGATAAGATCATCGAGAAGAAGGACACAGCGGAGTTAAAGACCGATGCTGACGGCTTTATGTCAATCCCGGACAATTCAGGAGAATCAGAATTACCGTTCTAATGTGAGGTAGAGAGTATGCACCCAGCGGAGATAGAGGGGATTTTAGATCGAATGGTAGTGCTTACGGACTCGCGTGAGCATGATACCGAACGCTTCCGCCGCCGCATGAATGAAATAGGCTTATGGGAACGTTGCAAATTAGATTTCGGGGATTATTCGGCTAAATCATTCAGAGATAACGGGGAGGAAATATCTCTTGTCGGTAAGGTACATATCGAGCGCAAGATGGGGCTGTCTGAAATAATCAATAATTTCTGCGAAAGCGGTAAAGATAGCCCCGCTGTTGTGGCATGGAATGCCGAACACTTGCTTGATAAGGTGCGCAATCGTTTTGAGTGGGAATTAAAGCGAATGCAGCTTGCCGGAGCAAGGATGTATCTAGTTGTCGAGAATGCAAGTTGGGAACATATTTACGGGCATAAGTACCAAAGCCGCATGAAAGAACAAGCTGTTGTGGCTACATTCATGGCTTATCAGGCGAGATATGGATTGCAAGTGATTTTCTGTAATGATCGGCTTGCCGGACAGATAATACATGACATTTTGCGGTATGAGCTGCGAGAGGAATTAAAGAAACATGAGTGAATATTACAACGATTTTAAGGGTACTTGCCCCGTTGATAGAAGAATCTTTGAAACGGAGTGGTTCTGTCAGTTGTCGAATGCGCAAAGGTTTTTAGCGTTATTCCTGTTGATTCGTGCGAATTTTACAGACAAGCCGAGTAACAAAATTAAAACCGTGATAAAGCGCGGACAATGGGCGGGAAGTGTTGGAACGGCAACAAAGCCCGGAACACTTATGAACGAAACAGGATTGCCGTATTCAACCATTGTTGACGGGATCAAGAAGTTATTAAATGTCGGCTTTATCAAGAAAGAAGCCGTACAAGGCTGTTATACGATATTTTCTATTCCTGAATATGATTTATGGACAGGAGAAACCGAAAGAGCGGCCAACAGAACGCCCGACAGAAGTAACAAAAGAAAGACCGACAGTAACAAAGAAAAAGAAATAAAGCCGGAAGAAGATGATGGATTTGAAGATGCTGACGGTAATTTCCATTGGGAGAATGTCCGTACAGATCGTTAGCTTCTTGCGGTTGTAGAGACAGGGGGTAAATCGAAGTGGGGTATTACCATTTCAAGCGTGAGGATGCGCTTAACTTCGCGCAATTCATACACGCGACAGCACACCCCAGGGGCAATGAATTAGTTTTTGATATTTGCCCTTATTGCAAAGGAGCATCAAAGAGCAATAAGGAAAAGTTCGCAATCAACCTGAATACGGGAGCATTTAATTGCTTGCGGTCTACTTGCGGGGCAAGAGGATCATTCTTCACGCTGGCAAAAGACTTTAACTTTCCGTTGGGTGATGATGTTGAAGAATACTACGGAAACCCACGGAAGAAGTACAAGACGTATTCAATCAAGCACATTGAGATACGCGATGAAGCCGTAAAGTATTGCGAGAGTCGTGGCATATCAGAAGAAGTTTGCAGAAAGTACGAAATTACGGTGCAGAAGGATAAACCGAATATACTTGTTATCCTTTTCCGGGATCGGCAAGGAACGGTCTGCTGCATTAAGTACCGTAAAACGGACTTCAACAAGGAAACCGACAAGAGTAAGGAATGGTTTGAGCAAGACGGATTACCCATTCTTTTCGGCATGAATCATTGTGATATGTCGGCTGATACGTTGGTGCTAACAGAAGGTCAGATGGATGCGCTGGCTCTTGCAACGGCTAAAGTAGTAAACCCGGTAAGTGTACCGAATGGCGCAAAGGGTAAAACATGGATTCCGCATTGTTGGGATTTCGTGCAGCACTTTAAAAATTTAATAGTGTTCGGTGATTACGAAAACGGCGAGATTACGTTAGTCGATATGGTTCAGAATCGCTTTCCGAATGTCACGATCAAGGTAGTGCAGAAAGAGGATTATTGCGGCTGCAAAGATGCGAATGAAATCTTACGGACTTACGGAGAAGAACAAGTTAGGAAGGCCGTAGAGAATGCTAAACCGTTACCGATTGCGCAATTAGTTGATTACACGAAAGTCGATCATATCAATGTGCTGGATATGGAGTCACTTCCAACACATATCGATTCGATTGATAAAGTGCTGGTTAAAGGCTTGTATTTCGGTCAGGTTATTTTGCTGACGGGCCAACGCGGAGATGGAAAATCAACCTTCATGCAACAGCTTATTTGTAACGCTGTCGATGATGGGATCAAGACTTTCTTGTATTCCGGGGAATTACCTAATTATGTGGTTCGTAACTTTACAGACACGATGCTAACCGGGATGCACGAAAGCGAGATACGTCAACCTACTGTTGACAAGTTGAATCAGCATTACGAAGGAATGTTGTATTTATATGACTTCAATGTGATTGAGAACAACGAATACAACGATGTGCTGAGAATAGCCGAACAAGCAATAACTCAGTATGGTTGTCGGCTTGTCTGTATGGATAACTTAATGACAATCGTTTCCAGCGCAAGCAACGATACACTCTATCAGGCGCAGAAAGACTTTGTAGGTCGGCTGGTAAAGATGGCGAAGCTCTACAACGTGATTGTGATCCTGGTAGCGCATCCGAGAAAACGTGGCGGTTCTGACGTAAGAGATTTCACTAAC